GTTCGCCTGATCCCATAACGCGAGGATCACATGTCAATTCCTGCTTCGTGTCCAAAGACAACTTTGTGGTAGTGTCCATGGTATCGTAATTGGCAAGATTCGCAACGGGTCGCGGTTGCATCTTCGCTGCGGGCTTCAAATCTGGGGGACGTGAATACCCCATCAGCTTGGCCAACGCAGCACCTCCACTTAACATGCTCGACGCTGCTGTTGCAAACGGAGCAATAGTGAAAGAAGTGCTTCCTATCGCTTTCGCGAGACCAGCCGCTGCTGTCATCGGTCGCGAAATGATACCCGAAGAATCATACTCACCCATGGTTCCCACTGGTTAACCAAATCGGGTGAATCTGCGAGTGTAGGGCAATCCAACTCAACCTCGGACATCCAAGCGTACACCGAGATGTTCAAGTTTGTTGTGGAGCCATTCGCATTCTTCAACGGGTTTATCGATTCTAAGTACACGGTACCCATAGCTCTCCAATCGGCACCAATAATGGATAAGGAGTCCCTGAACCAAAAGAATGGTAGGACCATCTCTCCTGCTGCGCTATTGCAAGGATCGATGAACACATGTAGGCGTTGCGTTGCCAACAATATGTCTCCCAGGTCGCCAGCTCCGTGTGGTCTCTCGAGGTCATTCAGCGGACCTAATGGGAGATACGAAGCGATCAACTTTCCAAAATAAAAGCCATTTCCGTTAATCATGAATTTCACATGCAATTTACCGCGCAAATTGGTGAAGTTGTTTATCCGATTTATCACCCGAGGGTTTGTCAAAAACCTATCCCAAGGGTTGAAATCTTCATTCACATCATCATCAATCGCCACCGAATATTCCTTAATCAACACGGGTCGACATAGGAAATCTCCGAGACCATCATCAGCATTACTGGTCTTGTGGCGCGTGGTATCTATTACGGATTCCATGACGTTTTGTTGTTGTAGTGGTGTGTCCTTAAACGTAACCACATGGGCATCAACTCGCCCTCCTTCGTCCATGTTACTGGACTGTGTGACCACACCGGATTGTGGGTCTAATTCGCGTATTTCTTCTGCGGACGCTTTCTCCGCTTCTCTAGTAATATAATCAGTAGTGCGTATTTGTTCACCACGAGCGTTGCACTGATGCATCGTGATGTCTAGAGGATTTTGCTGGCCTAGGGCTCCCCTAAATAGGGGTACTTCGTCCGGCGAAGTGGCCATCGGGGAACAAGCGTCACACATCTCAACATCCTGCTTTGTTGAGCGCATGCCGTAATCAATGCTCCCTTCACTATTTTCAACTTTACATACGAATAGCTCCGGATGTTCCTCTCTTTTCTGGTCAGAGTAGACCCTTTTCCACCGCTTCATCATATCATCGTACGTATAATCAACAAAAATGCACATTTGACACAATGAATAACGGCTTCGAATTTCACGGAGTTTCAAAATCTCTTCATCATAGACCGCACGTCCATGGAAGAAGAACTCCAATGCCGCGTTATCAATATTGGTTGCCATAGATTGCTCTGGTGTAAGCGTACTTTTGGTCAACCACTGCAGCGGCTTGATAATGGACCTTTTCTCAAGTGGTGCCATGTACATTTGCAAATCCTCATCCCATCGAGGAGTGCGCTTGAGAAATGAAAGTTCGTCCAGCGTTATGTATTGTACCGACTCAGCATCCTTCTTCGCCATAGTATATACAAGCCCAAAATCCGCAAATGCCCTCTGCACATCTGTGTGTCCAAAATTGATGTCAGGGTGAGCGGAATAAGCACAGTCGTCGCCATAAGTCAACAACGAAACTGTCTGTCGAAAGGGCAAGGG